AGGTACAGGTGTATCTTCAACTGGAGCAGCGAGTGGTGAAGGTATTACACATACAATTTCTATCGGACAAGCAGTAGCAACATCATCAAATGTTCAATTTAACTCATTAGGAGTTGGAATGGCCGCATCCGCTACGGCTGGTAGAATTGATGCAACAAATGATGTTGTAGCATTCTCATCTTCCGATATTCGTTTCAAAGAAAATATCAAACCAATTGAAAACGCAATCGACAAAATCAGAAAGATTAGTGGTAACACATACGATTGGAAAGAAGAAAATAAAGTTGAACACGGATACGAAGGAAATGATGTAGGTGTAATTGCACAAGAAATTGAAGCAGTATTACCACAATTAGTTCAGACAAGAGAAAGTGGATTCAAAGCAGTTAAATACGATAAGTTAGTAGCATTACTAATTGAAGGTATTAAAGAACAACAATTACAAATAGAGCAATTAAGAATAGATTTAAATAATTGTAGAAATAACAAAGGTTTATAATCAATGTATGATGTGTACTACACCACCGCTGGAGGTCCTTGGTTCAATAGCGGTGCTGATATGTGGGTAACCGAATGGATAAAAGAAGTGGCTCCTCATTTAGAAGTGAAGCCACTTCTTCTTTTCCATAGACACAGACCCAACAACTATGAAGAATTTCCAATTGATATTGACCACATTTGGGAAACATCTGAAGATGAAATTATAAAAGTATTTGAAGGTGCAAGACGGATACATATTCTTCATGGTCATTATACTCCAACCAGAGCTATTCATCAAAATTTGGAAAAGATTGATTCAATTATTTTCCATAATTTAACAAAAGTGTCTCTATTAGCACAAATGGAGAAAGATGAATATTTACATTGGTATGGTAATTGGGAATATGAAAGTGAATTAATTGATAAAATTAAAAATAAAATTTGGGTAGGGTTATATCATTTTCCATATGAAACAGAAAATTTATATCACATCCCAAATGTATATGAATTTACCCAAAATAAAGAACTTTCCGAATCTACTCAAATAGGCTATGCCGCTAGAGTAGAAGGTAGAAAAAATGTTGAATATATGGATGGATTGGGTGGATTTATTTCTACAAATTCAGAAACATTCAACAAATACTATAAAAAGAAATATGGATTCAAATTCGAAAAATCCAAAGTTTACAAATTTGATTATAAATTTAAAGAAAGGTTCTATGGACTTGATTGGGGAATCTCTCATTCTTGCTTTCAGCACGAACCCTTCGGATACGGAATATTTGAGGCAGTTGATTTCGGAAAACTTCCCATACTACATGAGAATTGGCATGTTCCACTTGACTACAAATACAAAGCTAGTGATGCGGAATCATTTAAGAAAACCTACCAAACGATTTGTGAGGATGATTACGAAACCCGTAAAACAGAATTTGAAAAACTTAAAAATTGGATGATTAAAAACTTTTCTAATAAAGATGAGTGGAAACAAAAACTTTTAGATATTTATAACGGAGAATAACACTTTATACTATGGCAAGAACAAATTTATCATTAGGGAATTTATATAGAGCCGTAAGTGGTTCAGCAAGAGTAGCAGCAGCTTCAATTGGTGGATTAGGTGGCAATACTGCAAATGGTTCATTATTAGGATTTGCAACTGATACGATAACAATAACAGTTCCAACTTTCACTTATGTAGTAGAAAGCACAACTGAAAATGCACAATTTTCGTTTAGTTCAACTGGCTCACTTTTTTATTCCAAAGTTCAACAAGTTGCAAACAATTATACTTGTTCATTTGATAATGTGAACTTTACAGCAGGAACTAGAACATTTGGAACAGGTCCAACTATTGTTCCTCTAACACCTGCAGCAGTTGCAGCAGCAAACTATTCAGAAGCTAGTTCAATTTTAACAATGAAATATCAAGATGGATATAATGTTAATGCAACTAATTATGGTACAGTAACTACTAAAACATTATACGCAGTAGATGTTTATAATACAATTAACCAACCTGATTTTTGTTTATTATTTGGTACAAAGATAACTTTAGCAAACGGAAATGAAATAAATATTGAAGATTTAAATGTAGGTGATGAAATAAAAGCATGGGTGCCAGCAGGATTACCTGATGAAACTTTAGATGGTACTGATACGGGAGAAACTGAATGGAGATTTTTTAATCAAACAGACATAGTAGGTAATATTCAAAATGTAACTGTTTCTGATTTAACATTTAATTTTGCATCTGGATATTTTTCTCTTAACGATGGTTTAATAAATGCAACAGGAACTCACCCATTATTTGTTTGGGATAATGAAATTGAAAAATATAAATTCAAAAATGTAGATGATATTTTACCTGGAGATAGATTGGTAATGCAAGATGAAACTGAAGTGGAAGTTACTAATATTGAAATAGTAACAGCAGATGTAGAAATTGTAACTGTAAATGTGGAAAACGCCGATGTATACATTTCAAATGGTTTAATATCACATAATAAAGGAACAACAACACAACCTTATATTCCATCTTCTGGATTAAGAATGTATTTGGAGCCCGCTAAAACTGCATCATTTTCAGCAGGTACTCTACCCGCAACCGGTACACCCGCAGTGGATGTATTAGATATGAGTGGTTATGGTACAGGTGTTAGAGCCGGTGCACAAGCGCCTTTATCATTAGCAAGTGGAAATCCATCTTATAATAATGGTAGTCCTACAAGAAAAAGTTCTTATTACGCATTTAACGGAACATCAAATTTATTTTATAAAGATACTGCATCAAATATCAATGGTGGAATTTCTCAATTCAATACTAATACTGGTACAATTCATCTTTGGATAAGACCTACAACAACATTGGGTACAACTACAAGACATATTTTTGACTACGCAGGTTTTTATGGTTTAGCAATTGAATCATCCGATAGTTCTACTTTAAATAGAGTAAAATTCTATGGTAGTACATTGGGTAATAGTGCACAATTAACAACCTCATTATCAGCAAACGTTTGGTATATGATTTCAGCAACTTTCCAACCATCTGGAACTGTAACAGTTTATGTGGATAAAACATCAGTAGGAACATTTACCGCAGCAGCATTTACAGCACCGGCATCTACTAACTATTTAACAATAGGAAGTAATAGTGGTAGAACATCATTTTGGAATGGACAAATTGGACCAGTATTATTCTATAACACATTACAAAATTCAACATTAGTAGGACAAGTATATGATTATTTCTCACCAACATACAAATAACAATTTGTTGTTTTGAAATAAAAAATTATATTTATAGTAAGAAAATTAAAATTATTAAAATAAATAATTACAATGGCAGACAAAATAGTATCACCAGGCGTATTTACAAAAGAAAACGACCTATCATTTTTACAACAAGGTGTAGCTGATATTGGTGCAGCATTTATAGGCCCTTTCAAAGAAGGACCATTAGTACCAACAATCGTAAATTCACAAGCTGATTTCCAAACATTATTTGGAGTAGTAGATGACACTTATTACACTCCTTTAGCAGTGCAATCTTATTTAAGAGAAGCAGGAACTGCAACTATTTGTAGAGTAGCTGGAGTAGGTGGATATACTGCACAAAATCCTTTATTGTTAACAGCAATTTCAGGAGCAGTAAGTGCATCTATTGGTGTTTTATTCCCATCTGATAAAAACGTATTAGGAACTGGCTTGAGTGGTTCATTCGTAACTAACGTTTTGAGTGGTAGTGGGCAATTCAGTATTACGGGAAGTGTAAGTCAATCACTTAACTTCGCTGGAACATCTTCAGTAGATACAACTGATACAAACGATATCGAATCAACATTTGGTAATGCAGCAATTGCAGCTAAAGGAGCATATGTATATGCATTCTTTAAAAACCATAATATTGGTATGAATGATTTTACAATTGTGACTGGTAGTGTATTGGGAGACCAATTATTTACATTCGATGCACAAGAAGCAGTAACTCCATATATTCAATCACAAACAATTTCTGGTGATAGATACAATCTATTCCGTTTTGAAACAATTGGTGCAGGAAATGTAGCAAATAGTAAAGTTAAAATTGCTATTACAAATATTAAAGCAGCAGGTTCTGTAAATGGTACTGATTATGGTACATTCACTGTAGTTGTTAGAGATTTTGCTGATACAAATAAAAAGAAAATAGTATTAGAAACATATTCTAATGTTAATTTAGACCCTAATTCTCCAAATTATATTAGTAGAGTAATTGGTGATAGAAAATTATCAATAGATGCAAGTGGTAAAATTACTGAAACGGGAGATTGGGTTAATAATTCAAAATATATTAGAATTCAAAATTTAAATCAAACTGCACCTATTCAGGCAGTACCTTTTGGACACGCAGCTTATCAACTGCCAGTTTCTGCATCAGCAGCTGATGGAGTATTAATCCCATCAGTAACTTTTGTAAGTTCTTCAGCAACTGTATATGGTGGTATTGATTTAGATGGTAATACTGATAACGTTAATTACATCAAACCAATTCCAACTGGAGCAACTAACGGAGCAAATTTAGTATTTGGATTAGATGCATCAAATGGTGGTACATTATCAGTAGGTGATGCAAATGCACAATTCGTTGTAGCATTCCAAGAAGGATTTGATGGTATGAACCCAACAACTCCAATTTATACTGGAGCAAATATAACTGCAGGAAACTCACAAGGTTTTAATTTAACAAACTCTTTATCTTCGGGTTCAGTAGCATATGGTAAACATATATCTGCATTATCTAACGCTGATGAATTTGATATTAATATGGT